ACACCCAGCGTCATGTGCATACGGGCTTAACCTGCAGCAAGGCGGAAATCACGTTATATGGTTTGGACTGAATTGGTCATTGGAGTTATATCAACAAGCCATAGCGCGTTTACATAGACAGGGGCAAACGGAAAAAGTGTTTAATCACAGGCTGGTGGTTGTAGGTGGCGTGGATGAGGATGTTATCGCCGCACTGGCAGACAAGGGAGAAACACAGGAAAGACTTATGCAAGCATTAAAGGCTAGAATTGAGGGGGTAAAGAGCAAATGACAGAGCAGACTAAAGACTTCGAGCAATCTAAAATCAAAAAACTAGAGGGAACCATCCGGAGACGGGACAGGCAGATTATAAAACTACAGAAAGAACTTGAGGCAGCACAAAAGCATCTTGACCGAATTAAAAATGATCTGCTTCCACCGGTGTATCGCGAAATTCAGAAAGTGGGAAAGCAGCGGGATGTGGCAAGGGCAGAAGTCACTATTATTCAGGCGTGGGTGCGAGCGGTGCTTCTGTGCGTTGGGTTAGAAAAAATACATATCCCGGACGACACTATGAGTTCGGCAATACACAGCTTTAAACTGAGGGCAGAAAAAACACGAGGCGGCATAGACTTATGGACGGTATATGAGCCGACAGACGAGACTACACAGGATGAGACACCCAAGGAGGACAAAACGCGGGAGGTGTAGCTGGTGGATGAACAAAAGCAGAGATATCTGTACAGAGAACACATGATTAATGGTCGCACACTGGATGAGCTGGAACGGGAGACAGGGATATCCCGGTATCGTATCCATCGGATGGTTATGGCTTACAGATGGCATATCGGTGAGGTAGTCATGACTGCGCCGAAGCTGAAAAAAATGTATGTAAAAGATGGATTGACCATCCGGCAGATAGCAGAAAAATATATGTGTGATCCAGCTACCGTTCATAGACACTTGAAAAAATGCAAGATAAAAACAAGACCACCAGGTAACCCGAAATTGTTAGACCCCCTGCAACATTAGGGGAAATAGCGGGTTACAACAAAAACTTTTTTTAGGAGGGGTGAAAATGTCCGAAAAAATACCGGTGTGCCCATATCCGTTTAACTGGTGCAATGGGGATCCAATACCTCCAGAGGCCCGACAAAAAGACGGAGAAAAATTAGATATCCGAAAAAGAAAACCTTGTGAATATTTGGTAAATGGCAAGTGTACAAGGTCAAAAAAAGAGACGTAAAAAATCCATTTCAAACCTGTAAGCCCAAGAACCTTATAATGCAAAGGTAGGAGGGCTTTTTCTTATGGCTAAAAAGGGACCCGATTGGGCGGCTATACGGCTGGAGTATGAGACAACAAAAATATCGTACCGGAAATTGGCGACAAAGCATAGCGTCTCTTTTTCCACCCTTGAGAAGCGTGCAAGGCGGGAACACTGGCGTGCAGCTGCCGACCTTATGCAGAATGCGATTGATAGCGAGGTTGCGACAGCAGCGAGACAGCGTGTCGCTTCTCACGTTGCACGCAAGTCGGCAGAAAAAGCCATTCGAGAAATCGACCCCGCTCTGGAAGCTACAGAGCTCATCAATCAGCTGGTGCTCGAGACGCTCATGGACGCAAAACAATTTAACCGGCATCTGATACAAGTCAAAGACCGTACGCCGCAAATAGTCACATTGACGACATCCTCGGGCAAAGAAACGGAAAAAGTTATGTCCGTGGAACACCAAGAAGTCGAAGAGCGCATTTATGATGTAGTCGATACAAAACGATTACAGGAGCTTGCCAAAGCCCTGCAGATATCCAAGGAGCTGCAGCGGACACTGCAAGGTATTCTGGACCCGGCTGATAAAGCTAAGAACCTTATCGACAAGCGTAAGATACGCATAGATAAAGAGAGGTTGGAACTGCAAAAAGTCGAGGCGGCTCAGAAATCCAAAATTACGGATGAGGGAATTGTTATTCAGATGGAGGGTGAGCTGGAGGAGTGGAGCGAATAGCAACCACAACATATTGTGTTTTACCTTGCAGTATTCGATTTATGAAAAAACTAATAAGCTATAACCCTTGGCATACAAGGGTTTGAGAGGTGTACAGTTTAGTACGAAATAAACATTTCGTTGAATGTAGTCGGTGAAGGTGGTGAAAGTAATAGCTATTGCTGTGAAGCTGAGAGGGTATCCGTATCCGAAGCAAATACAATTTTTTAAGGCAAAGTCACGTTACGTTGCATACGGCGGCAGCCGTGGTGGCGGGAAGAGTTTTGCTGCCCGGCGTAAGGCTATTCTTTTAGCGTTCCGGTATCCAGGTATCCAGATTCTATTTGTCCGGCGCACATACAAGGACCTGAAAGAAAATCACCTGCTGCAACTGCAAGCAGAGATAGGACACGTTTGTAAATACGATCGTGAATCACACGCGTTCCTGTTTCCTAATGGTTCACGGCTCCGGCTGGGGTACTGTGACAGCGAAAAAGATGCTATACAGTACCAAGGGCAGGCATACGATGTCATATTCCTTGAAGAGGCGACACAGTTCACTGAATTCCAGTTTCACATATTCACGGAGAGCAACCGAAGCTCAGGCATGATGAAAATAAGGTTCCGACCAAGAATGTATTTCACCTGCAATCCCGGCGGTGTAGGGCATGCCTGGGTTAAGCGGCTATTCATTGACAAGATATACAAAGGCAAAGAACGACAGGAAAATTACGAATTTATACCGTCCAGTGTTTACGAGAACAAATACCTGATGGAGAATGACCCAGATTACGTGGAGGCACTGGAAGCGCTCCCGGAAGTCCGGCGAAAGGCAATGCTATACGGCGATTGGGACGTGTTTGAGGGGCAGTTTTTCACTGAATGGAGGAATAAATCGGATGGGTACAGGACGCATCGGCACAGTCACGTAATCGCACCATTCAAGATCCCTGACGGATGGTACAGATACCGCAGTTTCGACTTCGGTTATGCTAAGCCCTTTGCTGTTGGCTGGTATGCGGTTAATCATGATGGCGTGATGTTCAAATACCGTGAGCTGTACGGATGCACGGGGGAGCCGGATGTCGGCGTTCGATGGGCGCCGGAGAAGATTGCGCAAGAAATCCGGAAGATTGAGGATGCTTATGAGCCGCGCGGAGTGTTCATCCAGGGCGTGGCAGACCCGGCCATATGGAACAAGGAAAGCGGGGAAAGTATTGCCGAGGTGATGGAGCGACACCGGGTGTATTTCGACAAGGCTGATAATGATCGGTTAAACGGCTGGATGCAGATGCACAATCGACTGGAGTTTGACGATGAGGGCAAAGCGGCGCTGTATGTATTCAGTACCTGCCCGAATACCATACGAACGCTACCACTGATGCTGCACGACAAGGTTAAGGTTGAGGATCTGGATACGAAGCTGGAAGACCATATAGCAGACGAGATGCGGTATTGCTGCATGGCAAGACCTATCGGACCCCGGAAGCGAGTCAAGCCAAAAGTGCTGCCGTATAACCCATTGGATACAGAGCGGGAAAATAAGCCCGATCCTTACGGTTTCATTCGGATGTGATCAAGCGTGATATTCTATTTACAGGAGGGATACCTATGAATTTATTCGGCTATAACATAAATATCTCTAAGCAGACGCTGCCGGGTGCACAAGGGGCACAAGCCCAGAAGCAGGACACAGTGATGGATCAATCACGCGTTCGCAAGGCAATAGATATCCTGCAGAAATACCAGCAGGGCAAAGAGCAGCTCGACGCCAAAATAGTGGACAATGAAATGTGGTATCGCTCTCGGCACTGGGATACCATCCGAAAAGAATACGCCAAGGATAAGCCCGAACCCGTGACAGCCTATCTTTTCAACATCCTTGCCAATAAGCATGCGGATGCAATGGATAACTATCCAAAGCCTAATTTCCTCCCGAAAGACCCGGACGATGTGCAGGAAGCGCAGCAGCTCTCGGAGATTGTACCGGTCATCCTCAAGTCAACGAATTACAGGACTATGTATTCAAATGCTTGGTGGTACAAGCTAAAACACGGATTTGTTATTAAGGGCATGTTCTGGGACGCTGAGGCTGGAAACGGCTTAGGCGACATCAAGCCAAGCTATATAGATGCCCTGAACTGTGCGTGGGAGCCGGGCATAACGGATATTCAGGATTCTAAAAACTTTTTTGTTTGGGCGTTGGAGGACACGGATTACCTAAAAGAGCAGATGCCGGAGATCGCGGATCAGTTATCCAGCGACAAGCCGATTGTTCCGAAGCAATATGTCCAGGACGACCATCAGGATCTGTCTGACAAGACTCTGATGATTGACTGGTATTATTTCATCACGAATGCAGAGGGCAAGCGTACGTTGCAGCTTTGCAAGCTAGCAGGTGATGTGGCATTCTTTTGCTCGGAGGATTACCCGGAGTTTGTTGATAATGGGTATTACACCTGCAACAAATACCCTGTCGTATTCGACGTGCTGTTTCCGGAGGAGGGTACTTTAACGGGGTTCGGATTTATCGATATCGCAAAAAATCCGCAGATTTACATAGACAAAATGGATGCTATCATAGTGGAAAACGCATTTAAGGCAGGCCGGAAGAGGTTTTTTTATCGACAAAATGCCGGCATAAACATGAACGAGGCGGCAGACTGGTCAAAGGAATTTATACCGACGGAAGGCAACCCCAGCGAGGAAAACATCAGAGAGTGGCAAGTGGCTCCGTTGCATCCGTTTATCGTGCAGCATCGGCAGGAAAAGATTGCCGAGATCAAGGAAATTTCCAGTAATGACGTATTTACATCTGGGCAAGGTGGTAAAGGTGTTACCGCTGCATCTGCAATTTACGCCCTGCAGGAGGCAGGGAACAAAATCAGCCGTGATATGATAGGCTCGACATACGAAGTGTATCGACAGGAAATGACATTTGTGGTAGAGCACATCAGGCAGCTCTATGACACGCCCAGGACGTTCCGCATAGATAAGCCTAATGGCAGCTATGACTTTAAAGATTACGACAATTCACACCTGCAGCAGCAGCCTCTCCCACCCATGTATGAGGACGAGGAACCCAAATACCGCAAGCCCGAATTTGATATAGATATCGTACCGGAAAAAAGCAACCCATATAGCACGATGCTGCACAATGAGATGGCAAAGGAAATGTTCGGCGCGGGATTCTTCAATCCGCAACTTGCGGAGTCTGCTCTGGTGGCTCTCGAGATGATGACGTTTGATGGCAAGGACAAAATAGCAGAAATGATACGGGCTAACTCGCAAATGTATCAACAGATGCAGCAGATGCAGCAAACACTTATGCGGGTGCAGCCGATTTTGCAAAGTCTAACAACAGTACAACAGGGGGGGGGTATGATACAGGATGGTAACGGTACGGTTTTTCCTGGATAATCAGGGATTCACGGGTATGGGTCTTACAGGACATGCGGGATATAACCCGGGCAACGATGTAGTATGCGCAGGGATATCGGCATTAGCGTTCACTCTTGTAGGCACATTGAAAAACATTAACGGAATATCGTTCGCCCGGTTACAGTACCAGGACGGCGTGACCGTGGAAATAGAACCTTTTGTAGATGCCACAGAACAGTTGGTGGTTGATGCGGTGTTCATGACAGTCCTCATCGGGCTAAGACAAATAGAAAAAAAATACCCCGAACATATCCGGGTAGAGGAGATGAAACTATGAATGGATGGATTGGTGTAGACCTTGACGGTACATTAGCAGAATATCATGGCTGGAAAGGCGCTGACCATATAGGTAATCCAGTGCCTAAAATGCTTGGCCGGGTGAAAAAGTGGAGAGCCGAGGGTAAGGATGTGCGTATTCTTACGGCTAGAGTTTGCAATAACAACCCAACAAAAGCCCAAGCGCTTACCGCCATACAGGATTGGTGCCAAAAGCATATCGGTGAAGTACTCCCGATAACCGCCGAAAAGGATTATTGCATGGTGGAAATGTGGGATGACAGATGTATTCAAGTTGTACCCAATACCGGGATTGCGATTCAGGAGTTCATCTCTAAAAAATAAAAGCTGAGGATGTGAGAACGTGATTATTACCAACCACGCCAAGAAACGTATCCGACAGCGTGCAGGGATAGGCAAAAAGGCCTGCTACCGAATGGCTACAAATGCGGTTGAGCGCGGTGTAAACAGAACGCAATTGACAGGGTCCGTACGGCGGTACCTGGACAAGCTTTATTTTTCACATGACGATTGCACGGACATAATCGTGTACTCAAACAAAGTGTTTGTGTTCGCAAAAACAGTGCTTGTAACGGTCATGCACTTGCCAAGCAAATACACCCAAAACGTAAAGACTAAAAATGCCATTGCAAGATAGATTTTTTACCCGTGATATAACGATATCAGGACACCCCGGAGAGACGGGAGAATAGACGCGCCGGAGAGACGGCAGGAGGAAAGTATGATTTACTTTAAAAACCTATTAGACGTTGACCTTACCCACTTTGATGAGAGTGCAGCAGCGGGAGATACCGGCGGCGGTGATGCTGGCTCAGACACAAGCGCAGCTGCAACGGAAACAGACGGGGAAGGCATAGGCAGTAATGAGTCTGGTAACGCCGACCAGGGAACACCTACCCCATCCGAGAGAGCGGCAGCCTATAAGCAGTTCAAGACCGATTACAAGGATCTGTATGAGCAGGATTTCCAAAACCACCTTAACAGACGGATGAAAAAGTACACGGGCTTAGAACAAAACCTGAATGAGCTGAACACAGACGTAAATGAGATGCTGAAAATGTTAAATGTTCAGGACAGAAAAGCAGCTCTCACCGAACTAAAAAAAGTTCAGCAAAAACGCTTGGAGGATGAGGCTTACGACAGAGGCGTGGACGTTGAGACCTACAGAAGAGAAACAGAACGCGAACGCAGGTTAGCAGAATACGAAGCACGAGAACGGCAACAGTACGAGCTCAGGCAAAAAGCAGCAAGGCATCAAGCCGATGCTGTGGAGCTTCAAAAAAAGTATCCGGATTTTAACCTGAGAGCAGAGGCGTTAAACCCGCAATTCCTGCAGATGATTGACGAGGGTGGGAGTGTGAAATTTGCTTACGAAGCGGTTCATGCGCCTGAGATATTAGCAAAAATTCCGGAATTCGAGGGATTCGACTTCAAAAACTGGCAACCGAACGACGCATTTTTCACCATGCTGGAGAATGGTTTTCCGCTGGATAACGCATTTAAGACATCAGAAATGGATTGGTGGGAAGCCAGCATAGCAAAGCGCATGGAAAAACGTACCGCTGACAACATCAAATCGGGAAATCAAAGACCAAAAGAGAACGGGGCGAACAAAAACCCCGCAGTAAACCTAAAGAAAAACCCGTCCGCAATGACGGGTAAGGAAGTGAAAGACATTGCTGATCAAATCCTACGAGGAGATCTTAAGCCGGAAGACCTCCGGTTCTAAAGACAAGCCATAGTGGGATAGTGATAGCAAATTTATGATTAAGAGAGGGGATTCCACTATGGATAAATTGAAAAAGTTATTTTTAGAAGTGGCTGATTTTGTCGGGTTCGACATTCAGCACTTTGCAGACGGCGGTGACACCAACAAAACGACTGATGATGCGTTATCTGCCGAAATGAAAACCTTTTATTCGAAATACCTGATCGAAAACGCAAAAGCCATTCTGGTTCATGATCAGTTCGGTCAGATGCGCGACATCCCTCAGGGTTCGGGTAAAACGGTTGAATTCCGGAAATACGCACCTTACCCAAAAGCATTGACTCCTTTGTCTGAGGGTGTGACTCCATCAGGCAGGAAGCTGTCTGTAAGCACAATAACCGCAACGATTGCACAGTACGGTGATTACACTGAAATCTCTGACATCCTGAAGCTGACGGCTATTGACAACAACATTCTCGAAGCGACAAAGCTGCATGCAACCCAAGCGGGCGAGACGCTCGACACCATCACCCGTGAAGTGCTCAGTGCGGGTACCAATGCGCAGTTTGCGAATGCTCAGGTAACCGCGAGATATCTACTTGTTGGCGGGAGCTCAACGGCAACTAATAACCACTACATGAGTGTAGAGGCCATTAGGCGCGGGGTGAGGAACCTTAAAAACAACAAAGCTAAAAAGATTAACGGTTCCTATGTCGGCGTCATCCACCCTGACGTAGCCTTTGACCTGATGGGTGACGACAACTGGGTAGAAGCATCGCAATACGCCGGTTCCACTCAAATATTTGAGGGTGAAATTGGTAAAATTCATGGCGTGAGGTTCGTTGAGACGACAGAAGCTAAGATTTTCCACGCGGCTGATTTGGTCGCAGAGGGTTCTACCAACGAGGCTAGGACACTTACAGTCGCTTCATGCTCGGCTAAAGTAGTAACTATCGATGAGGCTCTATCTGCGGCTGAAGCAGAAGCATTGGCCAGCAGAAAAATCATTATTGATGGCGTTTTATACACAGTAGCAAGCGCAGCAACCGGCGCTGCTGGTGCCGCGACGATCACTGTTACCGAAACACCGCCAGTCGATAACGCTCCCGCTGATGGGGATGTTGTGTATCCGGGTGAGGCGGGGTCGGGAGGTCGTGACGTGTATTCCACCTTGCTTATAGGGTCCGATGCGTACGGCGTCACCAAGGTAACCGGCGGCGGACTTGAAACAATAGTTAAGCAGCTGGGTTCTGCTGGTTCTGCCGATGCGTTGAACCAGAGGGCGACAGTCGGTTGGAAAGCAACCAAGACCGCTGTAAGGTTGGTTGACGAGTACATGCTGAGAATTGAAACCGCATCCACTTTCGAGAGTGGAGCCAACTAAACATAACGGGGTCTGGTAACAGACCCCATCCTATACTAAGACACGCCGGAGAGACGGCAGGAGGGCGATAATATGTCAGAAGATATGAAAAAGAAACCATCAGATAGCATGACTAAGGCAGAGCTACTTGCTTTTATTGAGGAGCAGACGGCAGCTTTAGAGGAAAAAACAAAAGAGCTGGAAGCAAAAAACGAAATATTTGAAGCAGAGGCTATTCCCGAAGCCGTTGATCAGGCGCCGATGGGCACGCGGGAGTGGTTAAATGAACGTGTTCCGTTTTATGCCTTTAAGGACAATGACAGATACAAGGATGATATCGTTGTTGGTATAAACGGTAAAAACTTTATCATCCAGCGCGGAAAGCAGGTCATGATCCCGAGGTACGTGAAAATACACATTGACGGTTCCACGGCACAAGAAGCAGTCGCAGCAGATGTGATAGCCGGGTTCCAGGAACAGCACAAAACGCGCGCTAAGGAATTCGGATTATAAAAAACAACACTAAGAAAAGGCTGCCTGATGGGTAGCCTTTTTAAAAAGCGGGGGTGTTAATGATGCCAACAATACAAGAAATAATTACGAAAGTGGATGAGTTGAGACCTAACCGGTTTTCCAACGACCTTAAAATTGGTTGGTGCGCTGACGTGGATATAGCAGTTAAAAATGATCTGCTTCCGGATGTGGGGGATATTGACTGTGAAGATACTGAGCGCGAGTTATTAGTACCAAAACCGTATTCGAGACTTTACGGGTATTATTTGATGGCTCAGATATCCTACCACAACGATGAGATGGAGAGCTATAACAACGACATGATGCAATTTAACAGCGCGTGGGATGAGTACGCAAAGTATTTACAGCGCACCCGGGCGTCTGACAATCTCAAAATAATTAATTACATGTAGGTGATTAACATGAAACTGCCTTATGCACAGCCAAAACGAAATAAGATAAAGCCGACTATCGAGGGGTTCCGGGGGTTGAACAGAAATACTGTCACGGCTCCTAATCAGATAACTGCAGCGTTAAACATGTCAACAAAAGATCTACCGTGTTTGGTAACCAGACCATCCAGAGAAGTGTATTCCACCCTGACAGATACACCAAACGCTCTATTCACCTCTCAGAAGCTTTGTTGGGTGGACGGTACTAATTTCACATGGGACGGCACAATAAAGGGTACAGTGGCAAACGGTGCTAAATCCTTGGTTGATTTCAACGGTTGTGTGGTTATCTTTCCGGATAAAAAGTATTACGACTATGTTGAAGATAGGTGGGGCGATGTAGGTAACGGTTCCGTATATCCGGCTGCAGGTTCCTGCCCGGATATTGATGTTGCTTGCGTGCACAACAACCGCATATTCGGCATAAAGGGATCTAATATCTATGCTTGTGCTCTAGGCAATATGCAGGACTGGACGACATTTGTGAATGAAAACGGTGAACCCTCGGAAGTCGGCGCATATGCTGCTGACGTGGCAAGTGCGGGTGACTTCATCGGATGCGCAGAATTCCAGAATCACGTGGTTATGTTCAAACCAGACATGATACACGAGCTATACGGGCAGATGCCGGGTAATTTTAGCGTGCTGCAGGTATCCAAGTCTGGCGCAATATCCAGCTCTTTAGTGGAAATTGATTCAATGCTTTATTTCATATCTGAGGAAGGCGTGTTTAGATATTCAGGGGGACAACCTGCAGTATTATCCCGGGACCTGAATGAGATTATCACGTCCGGCAACATCGGCTCCGATGGGCGTATGTGTTATGTGTCTGCGGTTACGCACACAGGAAACAAAATGTATGTTTTCGACACTGATACTGGCGATTGGATGCAGGAAGATGACCTGCAGGTGGTTCAGTTTGCACGATATGGCGGACATTTGTACGCATTAGCAGCGGATAAGAGGATATATAAGTTCAATTCAGGAAATGAAAAATTTGATTGGCATATAGAAACTGCTGAATTTACAGAAAACCACTTAGGAAAGAAAGTTAATACCGGGGTATCGTTCCGGGTAGAGCTGGATCCTGAAAGCGTGATGGATGTCTCAGTTAGCGCCGATGGTACGGAATATTCGGTAGTAAAGTCATTAGGTACCGGTAGCATACGGCAGATGCATACTGTATTCATTCCACCGGTGCAGTGCGAACGATTTAAAATAAAACTTTCAGGGCATGGCAGGGTTAGAATATATGGCATGAGCCGCGAGGTTAGTATCGGGGGTGATTGGCTGTGATAATAGGGCTTGACACCAGAAATTCAAAAAGCACAGAACATAAGGTTCAGATGCTGGAGGATTATATTCAAAGGCTCCGGAAAGAGCTTGAACACACCCTGCAAAATTTGGACGAAAAAAACATAAACCAATTTGCCAAAATCAAGACTGCCCAGATAGAGAAGCTAATTGTCGGCGGGAATGTTACAATGGGTCCTGATGCTTATATAAGCTGGGATAATGTGACGGGAAATAAGCCTACACAGTACACTGATGAATTAGCCCTCGAGGCGATTAACTCGACTTATATTGACGCAAACGGGGTTTGGACGCCCAACGTGTATGCTACAAATATTAGTGCGTTAAAGGGTAAAATCAAGACGGCTCAGATTGAGGATTTGATTGTTGGCGGTAATGTTGCAATGGGTCCTGATGCAGTAATTTCATGGGGACAGGTGACAGATGCAGATACATATTCATTGGCTGCATGGAAAAACAGCGGTTACGCTACTCATATAGATGCGAACGGAATATATACGGGGACTGTAACAGCCAACAAAATATTGATTGGCGGCGAATACGGCAGCATCAGTTTTGATGATTTATCAGATAAGCCAACGCCATACACTGACTCAGATGCTTTAGCAGCGTGGGTAGCAAGTAATTATGCTACTTATATAACTTCAACTGGGGTTTATACTGGTACAGTGGCAGCTAATAAGATTTTAATTGGTGGTGATAATGGGAGTATAAGTTTTACTGATTTATCTAATAAACCGTTTATACCGTCTACTGCGGCAGATGTTGGGGCGTTACCTGTGGGGACTCATATCCCATCAACCGTGGAAATAACACAGATCACTAAGGATTATATTGAAACACCAAATCTTATAACAAATATAGCGCAAGTGAATGAGACATTGCGATTGGGTAGTACGATAGGTACAGGAAGATCAATAATATTCGGGAGTAATGCAAGCATTACGAATCCACTCAATACAGAGAATTTAACTATATCTGCATTTTATAGAATAGATTTAGATGCCCAAAATGGAGCGTATGTCAATAATTCAAAAATAGCGACTGAATCATATGTGTCAAGCGGTTATTCCCCCTTAAGCCATAGTCATTCAGAATATGCGAGCAGTAGTCATAGCCATTCGGAGTATGCAACAACATTATGGGT